GTCTGTTGGATAGGAATAAATTAAGGTATGTAGGAGTGACCCGCAGTAAAAACAAATTAGTGATTATATGATAAAAGAAATTAAATTAAAAGAGGAGTTATTAACTTACTCGATAGGACAAGTTTTTAAATCTAAAAAGACTGACGATTTATACTTACTGAGTCAAGTAGACCAAAATTTAATAAATCTCATTTCTTTAAAAAAAGCAGATGCTAATAGATTTACAGTTCCATCGAAAGTTAGTAGCCCTTATGAAATAAGTGTTGCAGAATTAAACAAGCTTAAATCAAACTTTTTGGAATTATTTCTCCCTATTAATATATTAATACAAGAAGTATGACACAATTAATAGAAAAGGATAAAGAACTCCAGTCTTTACTGGATACTATTCCTGAAACAATGAAAGGGACTAAAGTCCGAACACTGCTCAATGCAGCAGTTGAGAAAGCATACAAAGCAGGATTGGTGAAGTTTAGTGCTTTTGACCACACCTTAATGGAGCATGGGGAACGAACTCAATGGGTTTCAGCAGATATAAGCTTTGACCTTGGAGAAAATCAAACATTAATCAAGTCATACCTTATTGAAAATGGGTACGCTAATTAAGTTTCCGACTACGGTAGAGCAGTGTTTGGAGAATAAGAAAATCTGCCAAGAAGAAGCCAAATCTAAATGGCTTCTTACCGGTATAGGATGTATTGAAGCTTGTACAGGTTTTGGGAAATCTAAACCTGCTATCGAGATAATTGATCATCTTCGACACGAATGGCTCTCTCAGTTTCAAAGAAATTTGCAAGTACTACTTGTAACTCCTACTGAGGAAATGAGAGATGGTAACTGGCCAGAAGAGTTTGCAAAGTGGAACGTATCGATGGAGAATATAAAGTTCATCGCGTATGCTTCTCTTTCCAAGCAAGACTTGTCAAAGTTCGATTTGATAGTCTTTGATGAGTATCATCGAACAACCCTTGGTAATCTTAGAAATCTGAAAGATGCTATGGATTGTGCTAAACTCCAGGTCTTAGGCTTATCTGCTACATTACCTACCAAGGCTTGGAGTGACGACGATCAAGAACGGTTGATGTTACTCAAGACTTTATGCCCTACCGTATATAAGTTGAGTTTGGATGATGGGATCGATTACGGTCTTGTCTCAGATTTTGAGATGCATGTGCTCAAGTTTAACCTGGATACGGTTAAGCTGGACTACACAGGGGGAACAAAATTGAAGCCCTTCAAACAAACAGAGAAAGCTCGGTACGCATGGCTAACGAAAAAAGTTCAGTATGCCATGATCCAAGTTCAACAAGATCCCAAGAAGAAAGGCTTTGAGTTCAAGGCCATCGGAGAAAGGGTTCAATTTATCTACGGAATGAATTCCAAAATGCGACTAGCTAAAGCCTGTCTCAAGAATTTGAATATCAACGGTAAGAGAACACTGGTTTTTGCTGGTTCAATCGACCATGCTAATGAACTGTGTGGAGATGCCGTATATCATTCAGAAAGTACCCGGGAAGCCTTGGACAGATTTCAAAACAGAGAAAGTGACCTTCTCGGTAGTGTAAAAGCTATGGATGAAGGCATGAACTTATTGGAACCTGACAATGGTCTTATTATGCAGGTAACTTCCGTAGAAAGAAGCTTATACCAGCGTTGTGGTCGACTACTCAGAAAGCGCTATGACAATCTGCAGCACAAAGCTACAATTGTTGTACTCGTTGCAATGGGAACAGTTGATGAACAATGGTTCAATAGAGCCTCACAGAATTTAGAATCCTCAAGAATCACAACAACTTTGGTAAGAGTTCCAGAGTAAAAACTTAAATTTGCGTATGACGCCAGAACAAATAGAAGCCCTCCACCTTGTTGGAGACCACGTTTTAGTGGAAAGAAAAATGGTTCCAAAAACCAGTGCCATTTTATTGCCGGACGGGACAAACACTCCTGATCTTTATACGATTCATGATAAAGTGTTGAAGTTTAGTCCACTTGCACAGAAGATGCTTGATGATGAGAAACTCGAGTTACCAAAAAACCCTAAACCGGTTTTCGCGGCTCACATGCAGCCTGTAGCTTACGTAACTCAAACCAAGAATGAAGATAAAAGTGAAAGTGCTTTTATCATTGTTAACTATCGTCACATAGTAGGCTATGACTTATCAAGTTGATATTCGCATAGAAGTTGATAAAGTACAAGTTAATGATTTCGACTTTTCATTCAAGTACAAAGTTTTCATCAACAAGAAACTTGAGTATAAAGATACTTATCAGTCCGATCATACCCGTAGAGAAGACAAAGCGGTCTTCAAAGCTGAGATTGAAAACGGTTGGGCAGCTCAGGTAATTTTAGAGTCCTTAAAACTTCCAATGCGTGGATCTTAAATCCGTAATGGAATGGCTGGTAGAAAACAAATACGTTACCATCCACAAAGGAAAGCCGAAGTTCACAACACAGTACTATAAGGATGTTACGGGAATTGAGAAAGGCTTAACCTTACAAGGAACTGTTGTTGAATCTTTACCGGCTAAAGTACCTCAAGTTCCAAAACCTTTTGACCAGAATGCTGTAGCAACTTACACTCCTCAACAGTGGTGCTTTTACTACACAGAGTTTATCAAAGCTTGTGCCATTCCGGCCAAAGGTATGGGACCTAAAGGAGACAGTTACGCTTTAAACAAATACAGTGAAGACGGTATGAAAGCTTTCCGACAAGCCTTGAAAGAAGGATACCAGATTCAAGTGATGATAGCAGCGGTTACGTTGTATTATAAGTCCGCTATCTTTCTGAAAAAAGCCATCGGAAATTATATGGCCAGTGGTGAGTGGAAAACTGATTATCAGACTCTGATTGAGAAAGCAGAGTCGGGAGAATTAGCAGAACACATTAAAAACGAGACAAAACAAGAACATGGAGGAATATATCAATGGGGTTAACCCCACGGAAACTGAACCGTGGTCATTAGATGACGATTTTGTCATGCACATCGAACGGGGACGAGATGGAAAAAACCTTGGGTTATTTCGGGGTCTTCGTAGACTAGATAAGTGGGTACATGGGACACACCAGGGCAAGTATTACCTGTACGCAGGGACATCAGGTTCGGGGAAAACTACTAAAGTTGACTTCGACTTGATCCACACTTGGCTGTCTGCAAAGAAAGCTGGAAAACCTATCAAGATTTTCTACTGCTCGTTTGAGGTTTCTAAACTTGATAAGATGGCCAAATGGTGTGCAACGTTCATAAAACTGAAGTTTGATGTTGACCTCGCTACAGACTACATTCTTGGGAGAATCGAAGGTCTTAGACTTTCTGATACCCATTTAGAGTTGGTTAAAGAGGGGTACAAAATGGTCAAAGAGTTTATGAAAGACGTCATACTTGTGGACCATCCTATGAACCCTTCCGGGATCTTTCTTGGCCTCATCGACACTCATTTTTCAAAGTACGGAGAAGTCCTAAGAGCACCTTTGACTGACGATGATAAAAAGAAAAACCGTAAAGGAAAAATCATAGGGTACAAGAACCACACATTGGACTTGATTACCATTCTTGTTATCGACCACTTGTCCTTACTTGCTCATGAACTCGGGTTGAATAAACACGATCTGATTTCAGAGATGAGTAAGAAAATAGTCACGCTAAAAAATGTATTCAACTGTACCACTTTTGCAATACAACAGTTTTCTGTAGGGTTACTTGAAGCCAGCCGTGAAATGATAGTCAGAAACAAGGGTAAGAATGTTGAACATTTAATTACTCCTGATAAAGAAGATTTGGCTGATTGCAAGTCCACGTTTAATGATGCAGACTATGTAGAAGCTTTTGTTGTTCCAAACAAGTTCGGGCTTGTTAACTATATGAGTTTTAAATGTATTGTACCTACTCACGACGAATATTCCGATAGTGGGTTGGGAACTTTTTTTGTAATTCAATATTTGATGAAGAATAAGTTTGGACCAGATCAAAAGAAATGCCCATTATTCATGAACCCTGTGTCCGGGGTGTACTACGATCTTCCTTTAGAATTCGGGCAGGAAGAAACGTGGTACGAAATGGCAAAACAACTGGATAAATTATGTCTGGAATACTCCCCAAAGGAAAGTTAGCCCCAAGTCGTGTAGACCCTAAAGTATTTTTATTTTACGGTATGCCGAAAGTCGGCAAGACTAAGATTTTAACAGAACTCGACAATCTGCTCATCCTCGATTTAGAAGGTGGTGCAGAAACCTACGAGTGTGCCAGGGTTCAAATATCTACAATCGCACAGATTGATCAGATTATTACGGAAATCCTAGCTGAAGGAAAAGCAAATGGGGGAAAGTACCCCTATGAATTTATCGCTCTTGATACTGTTTCAAAACTGGAAGATTTGGTGGATGCAAATGAAACTGCCAAGTACAAAGCTTCTGTGATGGGTAAAGGTTTTACAGGGGCATCCGTTACGGAACTTCCTCATGGGCTTGGTTACGGGTTCATTCGTAGAGGAGTGATGGATGTGATCGAACGACTAAGCCGAGTGTGTAAGCACTTGATTATTGTTGGTCATGTGAAAGAGAAAATCCTGAGCAAAGCAGGAGAAGAAGTAACTTACCGAGATTTGGCCCTCTCTGGTAAACTTGCAAGTATTGTACCAGCTTTTGTTGATGCAATAGGATACATATATAGGGCTGCCCAAACCGGAAGCACCATTATGGTGAGCTTTAAAACCGGAGATGGAGCCACAATGGGTTCAAGGATTGATCACCTTAAAGGTCAAGAATTTCCATTCGAATGGAAGAAAATATTCACTTACTTAAATAAAGAGTAGCATGTTAGATTTCTTAAAAGGAATTAAATTAGAAGAGGTACCATCGGAACCTCAGAGAAAAGTCGTAGCGGCTAAAGATCGTAACCCAGCAGATGATTTCATGGGAATTCGTATCTGGAAAGGTGGGGAAATTTACCCATCAAAAGCGTTGGCAACTCAATTGAATCTTGAGTATGTGCCGGTGACGATTACTGTGGTGCCTGTAATGAAAGATGACCAACCAGTTATGGAAACCAAAGAAGACGGTACTACCGTAGCTAAAACAAAACGCGAGTACACTTACCCGGATTCTGTTGGGAATGCGTTTGATGTGATTGACACTTCTTTATGGATGCAGTATCCTAAAGATCAAAAGCGTTTGTTACTGGTAGGTGTTGTACCTAAAAATCTACCTAAAGTTGATTTATTCGGTTCAACAAAGTACAGTGAAGACGGACAACCGATAAGTTCTGTGTTAACCCAAGGAGCTTCTACTTACGGAAAGGATAACCTACTTCCTTCTTTAAAAGAAGTTTATGGAGTTGAACCAAACGAAGAAGGTTTTATCGACCTTGTGGTTGCTGTGGACAGCGACTTAGCTCCTTTGGCTTCAAACGGAGTGTTCTATGTGCCTAAACAAATTACCCGTGGTAAAGACGCCGGTAAAGCGGATTATGAGCGTCGAGAGAACATCAACATCTTCCCGCTGGTGCCATTGTCTTTGATGCCAAGTGGACAAGATGCTTCGGCCAACGAGGCGGCTCCAACTGCTTAGGCATAGGAAAAAAAATGAATGGAAATCGCTTCTTTTTGGGGAGGCGATTTCTTATCTTTACTGATTCACAATAAACTTGTACAATGATAAGCGTAGGAATTAATGAAGGTGTAATCCTTCAAAAAGTTGAACTTACTGAAAAAGATGGTAAGTATTCTTTGGACTTTAATTTTGGGGACGGTGGCGATGCTACTGTTTCTGATAATCCTTTTGAGGAAGTTCTGGATGAGAATGGTATGGTAGTAGTAAACTCTTCTACCAATACTATCAAATTGTGGCCTGTGATGGCCCCTAAAGATGAGGACACTAAAGGCAACGTGTTGTCTCCTCAGCAGAAATACGACATCGTATTCAAAGAAATCAATGAGCAAAAGAATCTATTGATTCAATGTGCTTCATGCTTCGTAACTTCTGATAAGCTACTTAAAGAGGTTGATGGAAAGAAAGTAAGTTTTATCGATCTTTATCGTGGTATTGCTATCACCAGGGAAAACATGCACTCCATGTTACCGAATGAAGAAATACTTCAACGAGTGTTCAAAAACATGGCAGAAGATTTTGTGAACTTCATGCAACCTTTATTAGCCGGAGAACAAGTTCCTCTTCGTGTGTTGTTGGTGCGTCAAAGTGCTGCCAAGCACTATGCGTCTTTCCGTCGACGATTCATTCGTGAGCAACCGGTATTTGAGTGTGCTGCAATTCCGAAAGAAGCTTCCAAGTTGAAGTTCTCTGATTACGAAATTCAGAAAGGCTTAAACGACGGTACTCCTATTCAACAAGCGGCCGCTGCGGATACAACTCCGGCAGCAAACCTGAACGAAGCTAACGTGTTTGGGGGCTAATGGTAAATCTGACCGAAATCGATATATTAGAGGCTGTAGATGAATACAGCCTCTTTTGTTTTTATCTGGAGTTTGAACCTATCATAGGTAATGTCTACAGGTCGCCGGTTCGGTTGGGTGATGATGTCCCATCGTTTGGTGTATATGAAAGAACTAAATCTCCCCACTTGTTTTCTACGGAATTCATGTGGAAAGATGCAGCCCTTCCATACCCAAACTTTGGAGACATTTTCGACTTAGTGCCCAAGTTGTTTAAAGAGGTTGAATCCCGGTCAGAAGCGCTGTTGAAAATTGCTGCTGATTTTAACTTAATAGACGAGATTATTTCTGTTGAAAGAAAGAAGCTCATTTTGTACGAACCTATGTATAAAATGCCTTCTGACATTTCAATAAAAAGTAAGCCTTTCAACAAACGCGATCTGGA